CTTGTCTCCTGCCTTTGCGCATAGCCGTATCTGATCAGCAATATCGGGCATGAGGTCGGGCTTAGCCTTTCCACTGACATCTCTATCGACATCGATGGCTCGTACAACCTCAGTTGGTGCAGCAGGGTTGTGATCGCTAGGACGCGATGCGTGACGTGTGTCGCCAATCCATCCATCGGAAGTGCGATCTCTATCAGGGAATGTGTCATCGAACTGCTCCCTTAATTGCTGACCGGCTTTAGATAACCACGGCTTCATGCAAGTAGCAACTCTGCTTCTTCAGCGGTAATGCCAAGACGTTCGAGCAATCCAGCCTTCTGCTCTGCGCGAAGTGCTGCGTTAGTCTTGGCTTCATCGATGGCAGCAAGCTCTAAGAGATACTGCTCATATTCTGCCTCGGTCATTTCGCGATCGATTACTGTATCATTCTCTACGTCGTGGATACGAATCATTGGCTTAGTCATTAGTTTACTCCATAGATTTTAACGGTTCCAGCGGTTAATGCTGCGCCTGATTTGAATTGTAGGGATGAAATAGCGCTAGTTGAGACATAACTGCACAATACATTGATTGCAGACTCAGAATTAGAATCATTATAGAAGGAACCGTTAACGCTAATTGGTTTAGACAATACAGAGTTCGCATCAGGAATCGTAATCTTGAAGGCGTTATTAGGTGAGCTTGCTTTAATTCCGTTTACACCCGGAAAGAGTCCAGCCGTGACACCAGCTAGGGTGTTGTCATATCCAGATGAATACCCATATCCGACTGAGCCAGACCAAGAATTACGATAGTTAGCGGCAGTAGTATCATTATTTATGCCCATATAAAGAGAAGGATTTGTTACTGCGTTAACTCCATAAACCCATATTTCTAGGTTTTTGTACCCTGAAGGCGAGACGGATATAGAAGTAGAAGTTCCTAGAAGAGTCGTAGTTGAAAGAAGTGTCATCCCACCGCTTGCCCCACCAATAGCCGCCCATGCTGAGCCTGAGTAGTATTCGGTAGAGTTAGTGTCCTTGAGGTAGGAGATCATGCCCTCTTGAGGCGAGGCGATAGCAGCAGTACGAGCTGCCGCGTTTGCAAAGACCATTACGGTCTGGCTCATGAGATAACCATTGACGTCCGAGGCAGATAACACGTCTCCGGTGTTAAATTCCTTAAATCCTGCTCCTGCTGCCATTGTTTGCTCCTAGTAAGAAAGAACGCTTTGCCCAATTATACCGTAAAGGTTGCTCCCGATAATGAAGCCGTCGATAATTGGTTCCTGCGTGGTTAGTGTGGTCACCCATGTTCTAGGTGTTATTGCATGCTTTACTCCCATTACCTGCAACTGCTTTACGATGGTTGAGCCGGTTGCGGTGGTGTTAGTAATCTTAACGGGGTCGAAGTAATCAAGGCTTAGAGCTGCTGTTACTCCGTCTGTGTAATCTGTGTAGTTCAAGTCTAGGCTGAGAGAGTCGATTCGGATAGAGGTATCCTTATGACTTGCCACATATGCCTTAGCGATATTGAGGGCATCTGCGTCAGTCTCGCAGACCAAGTCAGGGTAGTTGATAGTGTGGATGAAGTATTGGTTAATCGACTCAGTATCGGTGTGGCTCTGCTTTGTTCCACCGTATCGAGTAGCCGTTACGTTGTTCACTACTTGCTTATCATCGAATGCATAGGCTACAGAGGCGTAGTTAATGCCGGATGAGTCTTGAGCGAACTCGACCGGAGTACCGCCAGCCATGGCAATAGTTGTGTCACGATCATAGAATACGACATCGCCAGCAGGGTCTATAAATAAAGCGCCGTATTCCGAGTTCTCTACGGTCTGCAATGCCGATAGAACTGAGCGCTGAGTAGATGGGTCATCTATACAAGTAGTCAGGCCAGTTTCAATTGAGCGCATAGAGTTCGGCCATGAGACGGTATTGAGAATCTGACCTACACGTTGACCGGTATAGTCTCCTGCATTAGAGCCAGCAACGTCTGACACGCCAGCCATGTTAAATAGACGGAAAGCATCTTGGCAGACAATATCGACATAACCCAATTCCTGCCCTGTAGGAAAGGTGTATTTATAGGCTGAGGTATAACCTGAGAATAGATAGTAAGTCTGACCTGTAGCCGTTACAGTGGCTGATATGCGCAGCTTACGAAGTGGCTGGAGTTTGCCATAGTATGGTGAATCTACGTTTTGTGGGTTGAATGCTCCATCGGTGTCAATGACTCGAACGGTGCAGTTACCTACCTCGAAGCGATCTGCAAGGATGTTGCGACCGCGCTGAATGTCCACCTTTACGGTCTGGCTAGATAAGTCCACTACGTCACTTGCTGCATCTGCTAGAACGTTCACGCCAAGGATGCCGTTAGACGGGTCTCCGATTGTAAACGCGATGCCATAGACCGGACCATTGGAGAAGTCTAGCGAGACGTTGATGGTTGCTGGAAGGGTCATCTATCCCATGCTCCGACCGTCTGACTCCAGTTGGTAGTAGAGCCTGACTGAGCTGCTTCTTGAATCTTAAAGCGCATGAGAGATGTAACTTCATCGCCACCTTCTACAACGATACGAATCTGCTGATTAGCCGCTGCAAAGTCTGCTGAGGCTTGAGCGAGTACCGCATCAGGTGAAGCGATAGGCATAACCGGTACGTTGCTGCTTGGTGATGGTGTAACGCTTGGGTTTAGATTGAGAGCGCGTATTCTTGCTTCGATAGTGTCGAGGTCTGTTATCCATGCCTTAAATGGGTTAATATCCTTAGGCAGATTATTGAGCGCAAAGGTCAAGCCCTCTGCCTTGTATTGAGACAATGCCAATTGCTCAGAGAGCTTCTTTGCGTAGTCCTCATTGCCCTGAATTAAAGCGAGCTGAAGTTCTAGGCGTAGCTTCTCATCTTTAGAGATATTGCCCTTGAGTGCTGCAATGATCTGAATCTGCTCAAGGTCAAAGATAGAGCCAGCCTTCTTTAGCGCGGCTTGCTTCTTGAGTTCTGCTGTGTTCTTCTTCTGCGCATCTGTAAGAGCCTTAGCGCGCTTTGCTGCTGCCGCTTCCGCTGCTTTAGCCGCTTTAGCATTTCTAGCATTTTGAGTGGTTTCCATTGGGGAACCGAAGAATGAGAAACCAGTAGATTGTTTAGTAGCGCCCTTCTTCTGCGCAGCCGTAATGAGTGCGCCAAGTCCGGATGTTTTGAATCCTGCCTTAAGTAAATCGCCAAGAACGCCAAATCCGGGAATCTTCTTTATTTCGCCAACAAGTAATCCAATTCCGCGAACTGTGTCTGCGGTGTATTGCGCTACGTTTTGCATATCGGTAGCTAGTTCTTGAACTGAGGTATCGCCACCAAGTGCCATAAGAACGTCCACTAGCCCTTGACCAATTGTCTCTTGAGCTTCCCCAGCGGCAGTAGTAAGCAACTGCATCTTTCCGGCGTAAGTTTCTAGATATTTAGCGTTAGACCCAGAGAATAGTTCAGTAAGCCGAGTTTGAATATCAGCAAATGAAGCAGCTTTAAGTTCTGCCTGAGATAGTCCGAGGTTATATTTACGAAGTCCTTTAGTGTTGCCGACATAAGCCTGAGCAAGATCATTAGCAACAGTTGCTAAATCAACGCCCGAACCTGCAGAAATGTCAATAGCTTGAGTGAGCAACTTCTGGCTGTTGGTTAATGAGCCAGTCGTTGTAATGAGTGCCTGAAACGCTGGACGAAGCTGGTCATCTGTGACAGAACTAGCCTTAGACAAGTCCTCAATAAATGTTGCTATCTGAGGGTTGGCAAAGGAAAGTCCAAGGTTATCTAATACTCCTGCCAAGCGTGTAGCAGCCTTTTCATCCTCTGCAAACGCTTTGACTGAAGCCTTACCGAATGCGACAACTGCAGCAGCTGAAAGGCTATAGCCGAGAGTCTTGGCTAACTTCTTAGCCGACTTCTCTAGATTGACAACTGACTTGTCTGCCTTGTCGAATGCCTTCTTGCCGGTGAATTCAGCGGCGAGGTTAATCAGAATGCTCATTATTTACTCCTCGCGTTTAACTTGGCTGCTGACTTTTCTACGGCTTTAAGAATGTATGCGGTTGCCTTGCCTTCATCTTCTTGGACTGCACGAAAGATAACGCGACCCTGTTGCTTCTGCCCTTTGCCCTTTAACTGACCACCGAGCTTAGGGGTGAAGTTTCCGGTAATACCTGACTTACGTCCTGCGGTTTCATAGATAGCACCAGCAGCGGAACGATTGAAGATAGTCGCTAACGATCTAAACCCATTGCGGTTGGGCTTTGAGGGTGTGGACTTGTAAGTAATGCCACGGCGTACTTCAGCTGCGTCATAAGAACGAGCCGCCCAACGTCCACCAGCGTTAGGGCGTTTAACCCATCCGCTGGGAACGTCGGCGTTAGATGGAGCGTAACCTCTGGCGTTCTTAACTACTGGCTTGAGGAAGTTAGCAATCTCTTTAGTTGTCTCTTTAGCAAGGTCTGGAGCGAACTTCAGTAAGGCTTTACGCGTTGCGACTGCGCCGCGCACCTCTACTGGCATTCTCTCGCTCCTTCGCTAAATCGTTTAAAACTTGAATGTGAGCCTTCCACGCCATAGGGCTAAGGTTCACTACTGACTCGAACGGTACTCCGTACTCATACGACAGACGTGCCGCCGTATAAGTAACGGAGTTCCGGTCTAGCCTAAAGGGTCGGACTCTAAGACCTCTACCCCTTTAATAGTCTCAAGGAACTTCTCACCGAATGGTGCAACTATTTCCCCTGAGCGACGAATTGCTTCCCAGCATAACCAATAGACGTCAGATTGCTTCTGATCCTCTATTAGTGCCTTGTGGAAGCCTTTCTTGGCGTATTGCTCGAAGGCATATTCAATCAGTGGAGTTATCTCAAACTCGCTAACTGAGTTGTCTGCCCTTGTTACCTTTAGCTTTGCCATGCCCTTATTCTCCTATCAGGAAGTTGTGATTGCGATTGTACCTGAAACGTTCCAAGTAACTGACTGAGTTGAAAGGTCTCCAACTGCGCCGTTTACTGGTGTTGTGTTGTTTACGAGGCAAGTCATTGTGTAAAGTGGGTTGTCAACCGCAGTTGCTGCTGAAGTCTGCTTTACTGTAACTGTGACGTTATTGCCCCATACGTTTGATGCGTTGAGTGTCTGAAGTGTCTTAGAAGTAGCTGCATCGTTGAAAAAGTCAATAGTGATAGATGATGCTTCCAAACCCTTCGTGTAACGATGACCTGAATCGCCCATTGCGGTGATTTCAAGCTCGTCGAATGATCGGTTGATAGTGACTGCTGAAACCAATGAAGATAGATCAACCGCATTGACAGTTAGAACTACTCCGTTGCTTAGATATACTGACATGACGGTTATTCCTCTTCCTTCTTAGTTGTTGGCTTTGGTGCTGGTGTTACTGCTGGGAGCTGACCAATCTTCTCTAGGAAGGCTGCTTGCTCCTTTGTCCATTCTGCTAGATTGTCCATCTTAGCTCCATTCCGTTAGGGTGCTAATTGCAATATCGCAAGTTAGCAAGTCTCCTGAGGGAACGGATAGAACGCTAGGCGCGCTGATAGTTCCCACATTGAACACGATAGAAGATGCCTCAAGAAGCTGAAAGACGCGAACTACGTCTGCTTCAATACCGGCAAGGTTGCCTTCGTTATCTAGTAAAGGCACAAGAATCGAAATCTTAAAGTTGGCCAATGGTGCAACTGATGTGTAATCGTTATTGGTTGGAGTGATGTATGGATCAGCTGGAGTCACGATAACTGAGTTAGCGATTGGAGTCGCTGGTGGGAAGCTGAATACTGAATACTTAGTGTTATCCGCTAGGGCTGAGGCTATAGAGGCTCTGAGTGTTGTTATGGCAGTCATTAACCCACCATTGAGCGAGGGTCGAGATACGGAGCTAAGAGACCACGAACGCGAGCCATAAGAGTATTGCCCATGCGGTAAGGGCTAGGTGTGTAACCGTCGATAGATACGCCACCAGATGATGGAGCTTGACGGCTCTGCCAGATGTCGATTGAGATCATAAGAGCAGCTTCTTGGATAGCCGGAACTGTTGAAGGGTCTAGATAAGTAGTAGCCGCTACTGAACCGAATGGGTTCACTGGGTGGTATGGCTTGTCTGCTGGAGAGTCTGCCATCTGAAAAGAGATTGAATACTCGCCAACCTCTGTAATGGTGTGGCTGCCGTTTTGTAGTGAACCATTGCCAGCAACTACTACTGTTTGACCAACGTAGTAAATATCCTTTACTGGAAAATCAAAATAAAGAGTTCCTATAGTGTTGGAAGTTGAGTGAGCAATGTTGTAATTAGTGTTGTTCCATATGAAAGGGAGTAGAACGTTATCCGCAGCATCACACACTTCTTGAAGTGTTGCGTCTGCATAGAGAGTGCCAACGCCAAGAGCAGTGCGAAGCTCCGCAACTGTTGTTAATGACATATCTCTATCCTTTCATAAGAGCTGGGGAGTCGAAGGGCACGACCCCCCAGCCGTTCTAATGGTTCGCTATTAAGCGAGGTTGAAGCGACGAACGCCAGCGCCACCCTTGAGAACACCAATTGCGAGGTATCCGTAGAGTGCAACTTCAAGCTCTCCTGTTGAGAGAACGTTCAAGCGAAGCTGTGTTGTTGGTGACTCCCATACCTGAACTGAACCAGGTGCTACGAGGAATGCAGACTCATCAACGATGCCTGATGTAGCAATGTTGTGATCTACGATGAGTGAAGTTCCAAGAACGTTACCCATTGCAGCAGTTGGAACTACAGCGCCGGAAGTGTTGTATGTTGGACCCTGTGCTGAGTAGAGTGCGCGACCTGTTGTGTCTGCGTATCCTGCGATAGCTGCCCACTGGTCTGTTGATGCAACGAGCTTGTTAGCGTAATCTCCACCTGTTGCCTTGTAAGCCTTAGCAGCTTCGACAGAGATGAATGACTGGAGACCAGCAGCAGTTGCCGCAACGCCTGTTGCCTGTGTACCTGAAGCGGTGAACGCTGCGATAAGTGCTGCATCTGTTGAAGCCTCGTAAGCCTTACGAAGTTCAGTCATGAGCAAGTCCATGAATGCAGGAGATGAACGATCTACAAGCTCCCATGAGATTACGTTACGACCAGCAAACTTATTTACTGTGATTGTGTCATATGTAGATGTCATGCCTGTTGTTGAAATTGAAGCTGCTTCGTCAGCGTCTGCAACTGTTGGAGCAGTGCCAAGCTTAGGAATCGTAAAGGACATTCCTGAATCCATAAGCGCATTTCGGGTCACTGCCTCAAATGCTGGACGTCCTGTGAATGTTGTTGTCACGAACTCATTCAAGTGTGAAGGAAGTGTGAGACCTGTGTTAGTTGATGTTGTATCGTCAGCTGCAAGAACTGTACGACGTGCTGCGTCATCGCCCATAGCTGCCTTGATAGATGCCTCAAGGTACTGAGCTGATGAGATTGGAGCAGTGCGCTCCTTGACGTAATGTGATGCTGCAACTGTTGGGCGAGCCGCTTCTACTGCCGCTGCTTCAACTGCTGGAGCTTCTACCGGTGTTGTGGTTTCTTCCACGACTGGCTCGCTTTCTGGTTGGGTTTCTTCGACGAGAGGCGATTCCTCTGCGCGAATTTCTGTGACTGCCGCTGACTTAAATGCGGCTTCTGTTACAAGGCTTACTTCTTTGAGAGAAGCAGCAGTAACTACAATATGACCTGCACGCGATGGTTTTGATGCGATGATTTCCGCTCCCACACTCAGACCTGAAACAAGTCCTTCCTGTGCTTGGATTAAGGCGTCATTTCCACCGGTGGAGCGGCTTAACTTAAAGGTTGCATAAATGCCATCCGGACGAGTCTCAGCTGCAATCATGCGACCTACTGGTTTCTTCATATCATGCTGGCTGAGGAGTTTAATCTTTGAGACATCAGTAATATCGATTGAACCTGCCTCGAATACGACTCCGCCTAAATTGGTCGAACCGATTTCTCCAGTTCCCATTGGCACAATCTTGCCTGAGATTTCGCGGCGATCTTCTGAGCATTCAATGGATGCTGCTTCGATGTATAGGGTTTCCATTACATACCTTCTATTCCGTTAGGAGTTAAATCTGTCATGCTCATCGCTTGCTCTGTGCTAATAAGTCCAAGAGTAAGCAACTTCTCTAGCACCTGAATCTCAACCAATGGGTCATTCTTGAGGAATGAATCAAAGACTGCGAAACGTACTTCGTGTCCAGCGGTGCTGATGTCATCCATTGAAAGACGCGCCTGAATCGCTTCGACATAAGGCTGGAGTGAGAGAGCGAAGAACTGCTTGCGCTCGTCTTGGACGTTGGCATATGTCATCGTCGTATTCTGATCTGCTGAAAGGTAGTAAGCCGGAACGTTGCAGAGACGAGCTACCTGAGTAGATAGGTTCTGAATTGCCTCGTTGTAAAGCATATCTTTAGGGCTAAATGCAACTGGTGAGTAGTCAAGAGTAGAAGTTAGGTAAGCAGTTGAGTTGTTCTGACGTGCGCGCTTCCATGCCTGAATCAAGCCCTGAACTTCTGCAGCTGGAAGGTCTGCGCCTGAGTTCTTGAGGAAACCTGAAGGCTGAGGGTTCGCTGAATTGACTGCTGCTGCGCGCTCTACGTCAATTGCTGCCTGAATAGTGCGTGAGCCACGATCTAGGATACCTTCGTCGAATCCCTGAATGGTGACGATGTCGTTCATATCGACAGGGCTAGCGTCGATGTAGTACTGAGTAACGTGAAGTCCATAAGTGTCAGTGGTAAATGTAACGCGAACGTTAGCAATCCACTCAAAGGCAGATGGTCTGCCATCTTCTGCATACCGTTCAGTAACTAAAAGATAACTGACTCCATACATAAGTAGGGAATCTACAATCCAGCTAATAGTAACGAAAGACGGTTGGTTCTTTGCTAACTGATTCACCCAACGTGGAGCTGTAATCGCTTCGCCTGTTTTCTTATTGTAATACTCAAGAGGAATAGAGGCTACTGTTCCGCAGATAAGGTTGCGCGCACGAGCTACGCTAGGTACAGTCATTGCGTCGTGACGGCTAACGCGTGGAATGATTGCGTTGTAAAGGGTGGGTAAATTCTCGCCCATGACGGATGGCGCGTACTGCGCTTCGAGGACAGTCGGCTGCTTACGCGAGAAGATACCCATGGGGGTTAATTATACACTATTCAGAGTAAATCATAGCAGATTGCTGAGGTTTCATAAGTGTCGAGACAACCATCGCAGTAGCAATCGCTCCGGATATATCACCGGCAGACTTTCGTTTAATAATGCGCCATGCAGAATCGTTTGTCTTAGCTGCGCAGTTATTCATCTGCTGAATCCAGTTCTCTTGCCCTGAATGAACCATTCGCTTATTGTCGAGAGCGTCCTTTAGATCCGTACACGCCTGATAGAACTGCGCTCCGGATATGTCTTGGACTACTTGTCCGGCATTCTCCAATCTGTCGGCAATCGACTGAGTCGCGTACCTATCAAAGCCAATAGAGCGAGGGCGGTACTGATCGCACCAACCTTTAATATCAGCCGCAATCTTGAGTTCATCTACCGAGACTTGGCTTTCCCATGTTTGAGCAAGTCCAATTCCAATGCGACCATCACTGAGTATTTGCCCAATAACCAGACTCGCATTGCGACGGCTTGGACTGACATCGAAGGCGAAAACCGTATAAGCACCCGCTGCAAGTGCCAACTCTGAGTCAGAGCACTCCTCGAGAGAGCCATGAGTCCATGGAGAACTAAGCGAGTCAATCCACTGGCATAAGAGTTCTGTCCGAGTGTTCTCAATAGGGCTAGTAGCGACAGCTTCTTCAAGGGCTTCCTCTGTAATGGTATATCCGAGCGCAGGGTTGGCTTGCGCCCAGCCGTGACGATCTGTCACCTTGCAATACTGTGGTGCTGAATATTCATAGAACCCGAAGGACTTAGGTGGGTTCTCTAAAGCTCGCTCTCGCATGCCATTAAGGACAAGACTGAACGCATCTCCCGCATTGCTTGTAAGAAGCGTTTGAGAGTTGGCTCTAGCTCTGGTTGTTGGAATAGCTGCTCTGTAGCCTTCCTCATTGACCTCTCGAAGTTCGTCGATGTATAAAAAGTCTGCTGACCTGCCGCGACTTCCGTCTCTAGTAGCTGCGACGACGTCAAGGCGTGACCCGTCCAGCATTTCAATTGACTCAGTTCCGTTTGCATATCTGATTTGCTTGACGAAGCCCTTGAGGTGGTCATTGGTCTCCAATATGTAGGCAACTTGCCTAAATGTATCTAATGCCATCGAACGGTTCGAGGACATGATCAGAACGTTCTTACTATCCCACTTTAGCAGGTGAGCAAGGATAAGCATACGAGCTAGGTGTGTTTTACCGTTTTGCCTAGCTATGAGCAACAGGTTTGTCTTTCTTACCCACATCCCAGCCTTGTCCACTGTCAGCATATCCTTGAGAACATACTCCTGCCACGGCAATAGAGGCATCTGGATAATCTCGCATAGCTGCTTTACGTCATCGAGCTTGGAAGTTCCCTTGAGAGGTATCGACTGGAGTCTCGGTTTGATTGACCCCCTGCGCGGTGTTTTACGTTCGGCTGCCATCGGGTTAATTCTGGACTGGTCTGGTTAGGAACGGACTGTCTTGGACTATCTCCGACCGTGTTGGGGAGAGA